AATGGATAGCAAGTGGTGGTTTGAAAAAAGCAAGTACAGCTCCTGAGGCATCTAACAGTTTAACAGGTGATCTTTGGGTCGATACAGACAACCAACAATTATATTTGTATACAGGTTCGGGCTGGACATTAGTAGGTCCAGAATATGCAGGAGGTTTAAGCACAGGTGTTAGTGCAACAGTAATCCAAGGCCAAGATAATATTGATTACACAGCATTACTTGTTGAAATAAATCAATTACCTGTTGCTATTATTGCCAGTGATACATTTACACCAAAAGCACAAATTAATGGATTTAACCAAATTAATCCAGGAGTTAATTTAAGCGTTGCAGATATAACTGGTGCAGGTACACCTAAGTTTTATGGACCTGCAGAACAAGCAGAAAGCCTAATTGTAAATGGGACAAAAATTGAAGCCTCTAATTTTTTAAGAGGAGATGTAGCTAGTACTACAACAGAACAATTAAGAATTAGAACTGATGACGGTATGTTAGTTGGTAGTGGTAACCAATTGTCAATAGGTGTTGAAGGACAAGCAGGTATTATTACACACAATACTAGTGGCAGTTCATTAGACATTCGTGTAAACAATGAAGGCCAAATTAAAACTGTAATGCGTGTAGACAGTACAACTAATATTGGTATTAACAATACAGCACCTAGTGAAGCATTAGATGTTACAGGAAAAATAAAGGTAAGTGACGCTATTACAATTGATGGCACAACTGCAAGTACAAATTTTGGCACAGGTGCGTTAGTTGTAAAAGGTGGCACAGGTATAGCAGGCGATACAAATATTGGCGGTACTTTAAATATTATCGGTGATACTGAAGTAAGAAATATTGTGCCAGACACAACTAATACATATACAATTGGTTCTGCAAGTAACAAATTTAGAAACATTTATGCTACAGACTTTACAGGAAATTTAATTGGTAATGTAACAGGGCAAGTAAGTGGTAGATCAGGTAGTGCTGATAAAATTTCTAGTGCAACTACATTTGCTATGAGCGGTGAAGTAAATGCACCCGCATTTACATTTGACGGACAAGTAGGCGGCAACCAAAAAACTTTTGTTACTACTGTATCTAACAGTTTTATTAGTAATAAAACATTTACGAATGCGTCAACAACTACAGATGAATTTTTATTAAACAGAACGCAAGGACAAGTTGGTCTATATAGAATTAGACAAGAAGATTTGCTGTCAAGTGTTCCTACTAATCCACCAGGTGTAATTTTACCGTATGCAGGAACCACAGCACCTTTAAATTGGCTTATATGTGATGGTAGTGAAGTACTACAAATTGATTATCCTAAACTATTCCAAGTAATAGGATTTAACTATTTACAAGCAAATCTAGTTAGTGATGGCGGTGTTGCTAAATTTGCATTACCTGACTTACGTGGTAGAACAATCGCAGGTCTTGATGATATGGGAGGTACAGCCGCTAATAGGATTACTGGACTTAGAGGTAGCGAACTTGGTAATACTGGCGGTACAGAAGATGTAACGCTTAGTGCAAATCAAATACCAGATCACGAACACGATTTACAAATTGGTCCAGATGGTAATAAAACACAATTTTACACTATACTAGATGCGGCAAAAGGTCCAGGAAGTCCTGCAGAATCAATTGTATTTGATGCACCTACAGGACAAAATGCTGGACAAGCGGCAACATCAAGTGGTAGTGTTGCAGGAACTACAGGTCAAGCAGTGGATATAATGAATCCATTTATGAGTTTGAATTATATAATTTATACTGGGAATGTTTAATGGCTTATAAACTTAATAAAACAGATGGATCATTACTTGTTGATTTAATTGACGGTACTATTGATACAAGTAGTACTTCATTAACTTTAGTAGGGAGAAACTACACAGGTTTTGGTGAATATCTAAATGAAAACTATATAAAACTTTTAGAAAACTTTAGTAATACAAATGCTCCAAGCAATCCTATTACTGGGCAACTTTGGTGGGATACTACACAAGCAAGATTAAAAGTTTATGAAGGCCAAACATTTAAAGCAGTTGGTGGACCTTTCGTTCAAAAAACAGAACCTAATATGGTAGCTGGTGATTTATGGATAGACAACCTTAATGATCAAATATATTTTTATGATGGTGAAGGTACTCCAGTACTAGCAGGTCCTTTGTATACAAAAGATCAAGGGCTAACAGGATTCAAAGTAGAAACACTCAGAGATGTACAAGACAGAACAAGAACTGTAGCTAGTTTATACATAGGAAACGCTTCAACTGGAACAGAAAGAGTTGCAGTAATTAGTAACTTAGAATTTACACCTGCTGTTGGTTTTGAGATAGCTGGTATTACAGGAAATATTAAAAAAGGTATCAACATTGTATCTTCTGATTTTATATACGAAGGAACTGCTGACATTGCAAAAGCACTTCTTACATCAAGTGGGCAAAGAGTTGTTGCAGATGATTTCCTTACAACAAGTACGAATAGTATTATATCAGGAAGTTTAACAGTATCCAACAGTGCAGGTATTACTATTGGTCCAAATGCTAACACAGTTATTAGTCCATTAGGTGCTGACTTTGTTTATTCAAATCAATTACTAGATGAAAACGTAATATTTAGAGTTACATCAAGTGGTTCTGGTGCAGGTCAAGTTGATGCAATTTATATTGATGCACAAAATCAAAGAGTTGGCGTCTTTAAATCTAATCCAGATTATACTTTAGATGTCTCAGGCGATTTAAGAATCACAGGTAATTTACTTGTTGAAGGCACACAAGCAAGTATAGATGTTAATAATTTAAGAATTCAAGATAAACAAATAGAACTTGCAATTACAGATGATAGTACACTTGTAACTGATACTGCGGCAGATGATGCAGGTATGGTTGTAAGGGTAACAGGTAATGATAAAAAATGGACTTGGATACAAGCTACAAATTCATGGACAAGCAATGTAAATGCAAACTTAACAAGTGGAAACACATACAAAATAGATGGTAATGACGTATTAAGTGCAACAGCATTAGGTACTGGTGTTACAAGTGCAAACGGTTTATCTAGCATTGGTACTCTTACAAGTTTAGCAGTTGACAACGTTTCCATAGACGGTAATACAATTACAACTACAGGCGGTGGCTTAAACTTAACACTAGCAGGTAATTTAGACCTAACAAATAATAATAAAATTACAGGACTAGGTGTGCCTAGTGCAGATACTGATGCGGCTTCTAAAGTTTACGTTGATGAACAAATTGCGGCGGCCGCGATATCATTCAGTATGGATGCAACAGGACTTAATGACACACAGATCGGTCTTGTTCTTGAAGATCTTGTTCCGGCATCATCAGTTGCGGCAAACGGCACAATAGCAAGAATACACTGTACATCACTTGCAGGTGCAACAGTAAGTAATATTGATATTACCGCTGTAACAACAAAATCATTCATTGCTGTAGATTCAGCTGGTGTACAGAATGAATCTGTGCTTCAAGATGTAGCTTTTGGAAGCGCAACAGGTACAGTTAGTGTAACTATAACAAGAGCTTTAAAAGAATATGTAACAAGCAGTGGCGCTTGGACATTTAGTCAGGATCTAGTGTCAAGTGTTTAAGATAAATATATTAAATGTAAAGGTTGAAACATGGCATATACGATAAACAAATATAGCGGAGCAACATTAGTAGTTGTTCAAGATGGTACAATAGACACAACAACAGATTTAACGTTTGTTGGTAAAAATTATGCTGGGTACGGTGAAATACAAAACGAAAACTTTTTGTTTTTGTTAGAAAATTTTTCCGGAACATCTCAACCACCTAAACCAGTAAGCGGACAAATATGGCACGATCAAGCCACAAATAAAATTAAATTTTATGATGGTAGTAAATTTAAAACTACAGGTGGCGCAGAAGTTGCTACTACTCAACCAACAGGTTTAACTACTGGTGATTTTTGGTGGGATTCAGGAAACAACCAACTTTACACATATAACGGAAGTAGTTTTATTTTAGTAGGTCCGCAAGGTACAGGAACAGGTTTAACACAGATGCAATCACGTACAGTTCGTGATACGCAATCTGTCAACCACAGTATTATTGCCGCAACCATCGATGACGAAGTTATTTTTACAATTAGCTCACAAGAATTTACTATTGATTCAACTGATCCTGCAAACGCAATTACTGGATTTGATGTAATCAAAAAAGGTACAACATTGGTAAACACCCAAGCGGCAACAAACGGTGTTACAACTACTAATCATTATTATTGGGGTACTTCAAGTAACGCATTAAAATTAAACGGAATTGATGCAAGTTCTTTTGTGCAAACAGTTCCAGGACAACCAACAACATTTTCAACAACAGTGCGTTTTCCAGATAGCGGAATAACTATAGGTGATCAAAATGATTTACACTTATACATTGAAAACGGTAACCAAGGTGTAGTTGCAAACGAAGTTGGTGTTAACAATGTAATAAAATTAAAAACAAGTAACGCAAACAGTACACAAATTACAAGTGCTATTGTACAATCAACAGGAATTAATCCTGGATCTACAAGCACATATACACTTGGTTCAAGCACAGCAAAATGGAGCGATGTGTGGGCTGACAATTTAAGAGGAAATGCAACATCAGCTACTGCTATTTTATACAACAGTGCATCTTATGCTGGTGATACTAGTGCTACAGCAAATACTACTGCACTAAGAGACAATTCAGGTGATATTTTTGCAAACTTTTTCAGAGGAACTGCTATTCAAGCTCAGTATGCTGATTTAGCAGAAAAATACACAACAGACAAAGAATATCCAGTAGGTACAGTAATGGCTGTTGGAGGAGAAGCAGAAACAAGAGCGGCAAAAGTAAGTGATTTTGCTATTGGAGTTATTTCAGATAAACCTGCATATTTAATGAATGCAGAATCAGATGGACACCCTATTGCTTTAAAAGGTCGTGTTCCTGTAAGAGTAACAGGTCCTGTATCTAAAGGACAGGCTGTTTACGCATGGCAGGATGGTGTTGCTTCTACTATTTCAAGTAATGGATTGGTTGGAGTTGCACTAGAGTCAAGTAATGACGACGGCGAAAAGTTAATCGAGTGTGTGTTAAAAGTATAAATATTTAAAACACGCACATAATAGGAAGTGAAGTAATGGCAGTAAACGACATTATAACATCTGCAAGATACAACAATGCTCAAGGTAGAGTTGCCGCAGTTTTAGGTAACGGTTCGGGTAATGAAGGTTACGGACAAGAAGTAACAAGCCAGCAAGTATCAAGCGGTTTAAGAGTAACTGCACAAGACATTAACAATCTTTTTACAGATCTTAATAAAATTAAAATACATCAAATCGGTGCAGTGCCAAACAGCATTGCAACAGTAGCAATTGGTGACACCATTGCAGAAGATACAAGTGACGGTGATGTTTTAAAAGGGTTTGCAGACTATGAAGATTTTATTACAGTAATTGAATCACCTGCAGAAAGATTTAAATTAGCAGTTGCACAAAGTAGTGACGATAATGCCGCAAAAATTGCCGAAAGAAGAAATCAATGGAGAGCTCCAATTGATACTGAAATTACTATGACATTTGATGATGCAGATCATAGAAGGCATTTTTTTAATGCAGGCGGGTCTTTAACCATGATAAGTGCATTAAGTAACACACCAGTTTCAGGTGATAGTGTTGCTAAAAGCCAAGACTGGGCAAATATCCTTGCAACAGCAGGCACTGTCAGTATTAATTATGATACAACTAGCACTACTGGACAAGGTACACCATCTGCGATTGGAAATTATGATTTAACTACTTCATACCAAGAAATTTACAGAAGAAGTGCAACAGGCGTTTACGGAAATAATAATTATATTATCGAAGCAAAAGCACCTGATGCAAAAACTATTGCTATTAGATTTTACTACTATGATCATAATCCTGGTGGTTACAAAATTGACGAACCAGTTCAAGGAGTTCTAAAAGCACAAGTTGGATATGTAAGAGCAAGCGGGTTGTATGTAGATGTTGCATTGCCTGCTTTTGCAATAACTAATGCCTTATAGGCAAAGTATGGAGATTAAAATATGGCAGTCGGTGATATTATCACAGCCAACAATTATAATGCAGTCCAAAATAGGGTAGAAGCTATCTTAGGAAATGGTAGCGGCACCGAAGGATATGGCGAAACTACAGCAAGTAATAATGTTGCTGTAGACGATATAATTTATGCCAATGATCTAAACGCACTATACACAGATTTTGACAAAATTTACAGACACCAAGTTAATTCATCTCCTGCAGGTTCTTTGGCGATTCCTGCTGTTGAAGATTTAATTGCATGGGATACAAGTGATAATCCTGACGGCGTACTTAAAGGATGGCAAGACTATATAGATTTTATGGCACTTGTTGAAGCAGATCCTCAACGATTTGCATTACATCCTACACAAAGCACGTCTAATAATAATGTAGCAACTCTTACACGTACCGCACAATGGAATACAAACCTAAATGGATATTACAGAGCTACTTTTGCAAGTGAAGATGCACGTAGACACTTTTTTAACAGTGGCGGTAGCATAACATTTGAAGTAAATCTTGTTAGTACAGCATCAGGTGGAAACATTAACAAAACTAATGACTGGGCAACAATGTTGAGTAATTCTGGTACAGTAAGTTTTAACTATAATAGTACAGCAAGTGACAACAGTGGTACAGGATCAGCAATAGGAAATTATCAACTTACAAATAGTGAACAACAACTTTACCGTAAAACAGGAAGTGGTGTTTACGCAGATAACAACTATTACATTAGGGCAAGAAATATTAGTGCTACTGTAATAGAATTCCGTATATGGATGAATGAAGCTGATACTGGTAGTACAAGCACTGCTAAAGGTGTTGTACCTATTGATGAATACGTACAAGGTAATCTTACACATCAAATAGGATTTGTACGTGCAAGTGGTGTTTATGTAGATGTAAATGCTCCTACAATCGTAAGACACAGCAATTTTGCAGGCAGTTAATACTTGACAAATCTCCCAAAAGAACATATAATATGTCTATAATATGGAGTAGTTTATGGATGAAAGACTTTCAGCCGCACTAGAACGTGCAGAATTTGTCAAAGCATTTCAAGATCAAAAAAGAATATTACTAGAAAAGTTTAAAAATGATTGTGTTTGCTATTATGCAGGCGGAACATTTTCTATTGATATTTCTCTTATAAATTATGCTTCAGCAAATAAGGATTTGACTATTATTGTGGACAGCAATAATATTCCTATAGAACTGAATGGTGATGATTTTTATGATCATATAAAAAATCAATATAATATTGCAAAAGAGTCTTACTACAAAGAATATAAAAAACTTTGTAAAAACAGAAAAGTTGAGGATTTGTTCGGTGACTAAAGGAGTTTTAGTCTTTGCACGTAATAATGAATCTATAGATTATATTAAACAAGCTAAGTTTCTCGCAAAACGTGCCAAGCAATATTTAGGTTTACCTACAACACTAGTTACTGATAAAGAACTAGATGATGATACATTTGACAATATTATTGTTGAAACAAAAGAATATCAATACACTAGTAAAGGATATAATAATGGTATATCTTCAACTGTTTTAACATTTAAAAATAGTAGAAGGTCAATGTCGTATGACTTATCTCCCTACGATGAAACTATTGTACTAGATAGCGATATTTTGATTTGTGATAAAACATACCTAAATTGTTTTGAACAACAAGAAGACTTTTTATGTTATAAAGATTCTTATGATTTAGGACAATTAAGAAATTATCATGAGTTTGATAAAATTAATGACAGCAGTGTAGACTTTTATTGGGCAACTTGTTTGTTTTTTAGGAAAACAAAAACTAATAAAATATTTTTTAATTTAATAAAACACATTGAAGATCATTACAATCATTATAGATTGCTTTACAATATTCAAAGTCAAACATTTAGAAATGATTTTGCATTTAGTATTGCTATACATATTATGAACGGACATCAAAAAGGTACGTTTGCAGGTGCAATGCCAGGAAAATTATATTATACAACAGATAAAGATGTATTGTTAAACATAAAAGATGATAGTTGTATGTTTCTTTTAGAAAATCCAGACACTAATTTGTTTACACCTTTGCGTACAAAAGGTATAACAGTACATGCGATGAATAAATTTAGCTTACAGGATGTATTATGAGTAGAGGATTTTTAATTTTTGCACAGAATAATGATCAAGACGATTATGTAAAGCAAGCATACCTTTGTGCATTAAGTGGTATACACAGCGGAAATAAAAATTTTACGCTTGTAACTGATAACGAAGTACCAAAAACATACTACAATGTCTTTGATAATGTAATATATTTAGAAAAAGATAAAGCACAAGACAGTGATTGGAAAATAGAAAACAGATATAAAGCATATGAGCTTACGCCCTATGACGAAACTATTGTATTAGACAGTGATACTTTAATACTAGATAAAATTAATTGGAATAAATTTAACACAAATTTGTATTTTACACAAAATCCAATAACTTATAGAGGCGAAGATATAAATGAAACATACTATAGAAAAGCATTTATGTACAACAATTTACCTAACATTTATATGGGTATGTATTATTTCCGAAAAGATGAAAATGTTGAACAATATTTTTTAACACTTGAACTTGTTATGGAAAATTGGAAGGATTTCTATACAATATTTTGCTATCAAAACAAACCAAATCATGTTAGTGTAGATGTATGTTCTGCTATTGCTTGTTTAATAGTTGGATATAATGTACAGCAAAACACAGATGTGGTACCTTTTGTACACATGAAGCTACATGCCCAAAATTGGGTGTACACAAATGATAGTTGGCAACAAAAAGTAAATTGGTATATGAAAGATAGACTAAAAATTGGCAATTATACCCAACATGGAATATTTCATTACACTGAAAAAGATTTTTGTGATAAGATTTTAGAAAGATATAACGATGTATTGGTGTAAATTTGATAAAGCTACCGGACAAATTACAGGACTGTCAAATGTTAAGCCTGACGAAGAAAATATTTTTGAAATAGATGAAGACACATTTGTAAAATTTAGGACTAAAGCGTCTGAAAGGAAAAACTATATTGTAAAATACAGTGTAACAAAAAAAGATTATGTGCTAGTTCCTTACAAGGATGAAAAAACAGTATTTGATGTTAGAGAAATATTTGTTGAAGCAACAAGTGACAAAAATAGTCAATGTTTAATTACAAAAAATCAAAATGGTTATGTAGTGAGTATTAATGTTACAAAAGAAGATGAAATTTTATTACATCCGCATAGACTTTGTAAATTTAGTGTAACAAAAAAACACGATCCTCACTATTTGATAAGAACATTTGAAGCAACAGTAGAACAAATAACAAATAAGCACCAAGTCAGCTTTATAGATGATGATGAAAAGGAAGATGTAAGTATATACACACCTAAAATTTTTGATTCGTATGGGGTAATTAATGACAACGTATAAAATAATTGACTTTGATATCATTTATCTAAGCTATGATGAACCAAACGCAGAAGAAAATTATGCTGATTTGTTAACAAAAGTGCCTTGGGCAAAACGTGTGCATGGTGTTGAAGGTTCAGATGCGGCGCACAAAGCCTGTGCAGAAATAAGTGATACTTATAGATTTGTTACAGTTGACGGTGATAACAAAATTAATCCAAATTTCTTGAATCAAGTTATTTCTTTCCAACCTGGTGTTGATTTGTCCCGTCATGTTATTAGTTGGACTGCTGATAATTTAATTAACGGATTGCAATATGGCAATGGAGGAATTAAATGTTGGGATAAAGAAACTGTTTTACGTATGAAAACGCATGAAAACGCAGATCCTGGCAACACAGCGGCTGGTATAGACTTTTGTTGGGATTTAGAATATGTTCAAGTAAGTGAACTTATGAGTACTATTCATAATAATGCAACTCCGCATCAAGCGTGGAGAGCAGGTTTCCGTGAAGGCGTAAAAATGTGTCTAATAGAAGGTAATAAGCCTAAAGCTAAAGATTTAATACATAATCATTGGAAAAATTTAGAACGACTATATGTATGGAGTACAGTTGGTGCTGATGTCAAAAACGGAATGTGGGCAATATATGGTGCTAGAGAAGGCATGTACAAAACTATGTGTACTGATTGGGATTATGTAAATGTACGTGATTTTGAATATCTTAATAAAATTTGGAATGACGAATATAGTCAAATTACAGAAAAAATGCTTCCTTACGAAATCCAAGGCTTGGGTGAAACACTACGTTTTGATTTAGATATTCCTATTCCTGTTGTTCCTTTTGACGAACAGCAAAGTGCCTTTTACAAAACTACTTACAAAAATCCTGCTAGACCTGTGCATCATTTAATTAGTAACAAGTTAGGAAATGTAAGTCCTGCACCAATTGAGCAAAACAATGTATACGATATCGTAATGATTAGCTATAACGAAGAAAATGCTGATGAAAATTATGAAGCTCTCAAGAAAAAATTTCCAAGAGCACAGAGAATACACGGAGTAAAAGGAATACACCAAGCTCATGTAGCGGCCGCAAATCTATGCACAACTGAAATGTTTTGGATTGTTGACGGAGATGCTGTACTAGAATCTGATTTTAATTTTGATTATATTGCAAAAGATACTAAAGCTGTCCATGTGTGGAGAAGTGTTAATCCTGTAAACGGAATGCAATACGGTTATGGTGGATTGAAATTATTCCCTACTCAAATGACAAGAGATATGGACGTTAACACTCCTGATATGACAACAAGTATAAGTAACAGATTTGTAAAAATGGATGTAATTTCTAATACCACAGCATTTGATACAAGTCCTTTCAACACTTGGAAAAGTGCATTTAGAGAATGTTGCAAACTATCATCTAAAGTAATTAACAGACAAAAAAATGACGAAACAGAAGAACGTTTACATATTTGGTGTAATGTAGATTTAGGACACAAATATGGTAGTTATGCACTAGCGGGAGCAAGAGCAGGTAAAGATTATGGCGAAGCAAACAAAGATAACAAAGATGCACTCCGTAAGATAAACGATTTTGATTGGTTAATGGAAAAATTCCAGCATGACTACCCAGATGAAAAGGTACAAAAAATAGTTTCAGTAGATGCACCAGTTATACAACAACCTAAAAAAATAGAGGCTGTGCAAGCTACACGCCAAGTTGTTTTATCTGACAGAGATAATGATATTGTTGATATTTTAGATAGATTTGAAATTTTGTATGGTGAAAAACTTGCAAATATTAGACGTTTTTATAATGACGGACATATACTTGATTTGCTAAAAATTATAGGTGATGAAAATCTTCGCAAATATATAAGTGAGAAAAATTATCACAGTATGTTTAGATACTTAGAAACTAAAGGACATGATGTAGACGAATTACGTAAAGTATTTTTAGAAAAAAACTTACACAGTTTATTTAGATTACTAGGTGAAGATTATGAAGACTTGCGTAAAAGTGTAACTGAAGAAAATTTGCACAGCATTTTTAGACTGCTAGGTGATGAGCATGAAGAATTACGCAAAGCAGTAACAGAAAAAAATATTCACAGTCTATTTAGACTGCTTGGTAATGAGTTTGAAGACCTACGCAAGGCGGTACTAGAACAAAACTTACATGCCCTATTTAGAGTAATCGGTTTAGACTACGAAGAATTACGCAAAGCAGTGACCGATGAAAACATTCACAGTATATTTAGATACTTGGGCGATAATTATTATGACCTAAGACAAGCTGTTGTTAGCAAAAATCCAAACGACATTTTTAAATTTATAAATGGCCATGACGATTTGCGTAAAATATTAGTATCTGATAATGAACATTCTTTGTATAGATTGTTAGAAAAAGATGAAACTGTTGAAAATTTAAAATCAGTTGCTTTTGACAATAATATTTGGGCATTGAAAAAATTAGAACCAAGTATCAAAGACGAAGTTTTATTAGCTATGGATAATAATTATGATAAACTTTGGAATATATTAGAAAAATATACAGAAAGCAAATTGATTAAACCATTGCGTACACTGCACACTAATAATGTAGAATATGATAAAGATTGTTTAAGTAGAGGACAATTAAAAAGTAAAAAATGGTTGGTAGATAGATTAGAAAAACTAGATGAATATTTAGGCGTAGTGTTTTTATGTGCAGGTTGGTATGGCACAATAGTTCCTATGTTCCAAGAAAGAAAATTAAAGTTTCAAAAGTTTAGAAATTTTGATATTGATCCTAGCGCAATACAAATAAGCGAAATTTGGAATAAAGATTTAGTCAATGACGATTGGAAATTTAAAGGTACTGTTGCAGATATTCATGAAATAGATTATGAAAATTATGAATTCGAAACTTTAAAATCAGACGGAACATTAATAAAAATTGTAGATCAACCTCATACAATTATTAATACAAGTTGTGAACACATAAAAGACTTTGACAAATGGTATGC